ACCCGACCCCGTCCGTGTTTGGCGCACCGACTCGATCGCCTACGTCGCGCTGCGTGACCCAGGGCACCTCGTGCTCCTGAACGTCGATCCGATCGGCCGCATCACCGTGCTCTTTCCATTTGGGCCCTATGACAGCAGTGGGGTGGATGCCGGCGTGCCGTTCGCGGTACCCCTGCCGCCAGAGGCCCAAGGCAATCCCGCGACCCTCGTCGCGGTCCGGTCACGCTGGGCCTTCGAGTTCGCGGCTTTACGGGGCGGACCGGGCGGAACGTGGGATTATCAAAATGCTTGGTTGCTGCAGCCGACCGCAGGTGATCCACTCGGCGCGCTGCTCGACATCGCGGACCGCGTCACCGATGGGCGTCCGTACGATTACGGCGGCGTGAAATACTCGCGGGACGGTTCGGTGGCGGCACTCGGGTTGCCGGTCCAGCCAGACGTCTGCCTCAGCTGCGTCCGCCGTGGGACATCAGTCGCGGCCGCTCCGGCCCCGATGCCAACGAACGCGGTCGACTGCTCGAACACCTCCATGACGAATTCATTTTGCGGCGTGAACAGCGGCAGCGTCTCGATCAACAGCGCGCCGCAGGCGGCCTATCAACCCCCGCCGGCCGCCGCGCCCGCAGCGGTCTACGTGCCCTACTATGTGCCGATGTTTGTGCATGGCGACCACCGGCGATTCGAGCGCCCGATGCCCCATCCGACAATTGCGCCACGGCCATCGACCGCAGCCGCGTTCCCCATCGCGCCGCGTCTCGTCGTGCCGTCCGGGTCCGACCTCCGGACTTTCACTCGCAGGCGGCAGTGAGCTAACAGAAGTAGATGGACCAGCTTCGTCTGCTGACGTTCGGCGGCGTGAACCTTCTCGTAGGTGATGCCACGATGACCGGGGCGGCGACCGGACGCCGTCGGCTGGCGCTTCTTGTGCTGCTTGCCGTCGCGCGTGACAGGGGGCTGAACCGCGAGAAAGTCCAATCCTATCTCTGGCCCGAGAGCGACACCGAGCAGGCGCGTCATGGGTTGAACCAGATGGTGTATTTCCAGCGACGCCACCTCGACAGCGAGGACCTGTTCCTCGGCAAGAAGACGCTGCGTCTCAATCCGGCGATGATCACAGCCGATGTGTGGGATTTTGAGGACGCGCTGGACGCGGGCGCCCACGAAGTGGCAGTACGGTTATACGCGGGCGCGTTTCTCGACGGCTTCTTTCTGCGGGAGGCGCCCGGGTTCGAGCGGTGGGCTGATGACCAGCGCAGGCGACTTGCGGAACGCTGTGCTCAGGCGTTTGGCGTACTCGCGGTGGCCGCTGCGACCAAGCACGAGGCGGTGGAGTGGTGGCGCCGCGCCGCTGAGTTGAATCCCTACCATACGGACACGATGGTGCGCCTGGCTAATGCGTGGGTGGCGATCGGTGATCGGGCGGCGGCGATTCGGTGCGCCCAGCAGCATGCAGATCTGCTTCGGGCCGAGCTCGGTCTTCCACCGGACCCCAAGCTGGTGAGAATGATCGAGCAGCTGCGGGACGGCTGAGCGCCCGATTGACGACTCTCCACATGCGGGGCCCGCGGTTTCGTGCCGCCGGGCCCCGGTTGCGGAAGGTCACATCACGGACGTCAGTTACATCCGCCAATGCAATTCCTCACTCCGAAGCTCTGAACCCTTGACTGATTATCCGAGCTCACCGTCAATCTCAACACCAGGTCTCCGTCGGTCTCCAACACGTGGAGCGACAAGCTTCGCTCACTTCCGGTGGTGAGCTGCTGCCCCGCGTGGCGCGTTACCTCCCACCGGTATTGGTAGGCACCGGAGCCGCCGAAGGCGAATGCCACCCAGGTGAAGGACCCGCCGGCATCGATCCGGCCCGGACCGGCAATCTCAAACGAGAGAGACGGCGCTGGCGGCGGTGGCGGCGTTGGCTGAACGGGTGCGACCGCGGACTGGCAGCCGATCAGCACCACGGCGCATGCGGTGCAGGCGTGGAGCGCGGAGAGCGGAAAGCGACGCATAAAACCTCTTTTGGTGAAGGGACCGCTCGACTCGATTGACAGAAGACAGATTAAGAGAAGCCGGTCAGGCCGCGGTCACGCGAAAGTCATCGGGGAGTCATCTGGTGGAGGAACGGCAAACGGGACACGTTGCGCGTTTCGCGTGTCCCGTTTCCCGTGTTGTTTCAGTGGAGGCGCGGGGAATTGAACCCCAGCAGACGCCGGACAGCACGACACGCAATGCACAGGATGCACAGTTTCAAGCACTTGGGCCGGGGTCACTCCCGGCCTCTGGTGCATTCCGCGCATATCGCGCATTGCGTAAGGGACAGATAAGGCACACCCACCGAACGGACGGAGCGGCATGAAGCGGCCCTGTGTGACCCCGCGCTGTTCGGCGCTCGTCGATGCCGGCGAGGCGCACTGCGCGGACCACCTCGCGTACCTCCGCGCGAACCCCCGGTGCGAGCAGTGCGGCGGCTGGGCGGTGAGCGTGGTCTATCGCGTGCCGCGCACGACCCCGCTGCAGTCTGAATCCCTCTGCCAGCGCTGCTTCACCACGTGGCTCGGTGAAGCGTTCATCGGCGGTGAACAGTCGGCATGAAGCGCGCGTGCGTCGAGCGCTACTGCCCCGCCGTGGTAGAGGCGCCGGCCTCGCGGTGTCCAGCGCACCAGCTTGCCCACGACCGTCACCGCGCCGACGTGCGTGGCACGGCGAGCCAGCGCGGCTATACGTCAGCGTGGCAACAGGCGCGCGACGCCTACATCACCGCGCATCCGCACTGCGAGCCCTGCCACGCGGCAGGCCGTCCGGGCATCCGTGCCGTCCTCGTCGATCACCACGTGCCGCTCAACTCGGGCGGGTCGCGGCTCGACTCTTCGAACTTCACCGCGATGTGCGCGAGCTGCCACGGCCGCAAGACCTGGCGCGATGGCAGCCGCCGGCTGCACCAGAAGTGATTTTCTTCAGGCCGGGGGGGTGTCCGAAGACCCGACGCGCCTCGTTTTGGCCGCTGTGTGGCCGTGCAACAAGTGACCGGGAGATCCGATGACTAAGACGAATACGAAGCTGCCGCGGCACCTTTCTGCTGAATCGCGCGACTTTTACCGGCGGATTACTGCGGGCTGGGAGCTGGGTGAGGACGGATTGACGATTCTGCTGGTTGCCGCCGAGTCGCTGGACCGGCTTCGCGAAGCGCAGGCGCTGATCCGCCGCGACGGGATCACGGTCAAAGGCACGCGGGGACTGAAGCCGCACCCCGCGGTGGGCGTCGAACGCGAGTCGCGCGCGGCGTTTCTGCAGGCGCTACGCCAGCTCAACCTCGACGGTGCGGGTGATGCCGCGCCGCGGGTGCGGTAATGGGCACGCGCCGGCGGCGTCGGGAAGCGCAGGGACTCACGCTCGAGCTCGTGAACCAGTTCGCGCTCGGGGTGGGACCATTCAGCGAGCGCGAGCTGCGCGACGCATGGGAACGCTTGGGGACGACGGCGCAGCTCGTCGGCGGCCCGCTGTGGGCGGCGCTGCGGTTCGACGATGGGGTGACGGCGAAGGCCGCGACGCGCGCCGTCCTGGGCGACGTGTTCCCGTCCTACGCCGCGAGTTGGATCGAGCGGTTCGTCGTGTACGGCGACGGCGACAGTTTCGGCGAGCCCTACGTCCTACGGCCGTGGGAACGCGAATTACTCGCCCACGCCTACGCCGCGACGCCGAGCGGGACACGGCGGTATCGGCGCGCCGTGTGGGGGCTGGCCAAGGGCGCGGGGAAAACGACGCGCGCCGGGGCCGTGGGCCTGTTCGAGCTCGCCGGGCCGGCCGCTTTCACACCACAGGGGCCGCGGCTCCGCACGTCGCCCGACGTGAGTATCGCGGCCGCCTCCTACGAGCAGGCCGGGATCCTGTTCGGCGGCGCGCGCCACATGGTTGAGGCGGGGCCGCTCGACCGCTTCCTGAAGTGTTTCGAGGGCGAGATCCTGCGGCGCGACGGCAAGCCCGGGAAGCTCTACAAGGTTGCCGCCGAGGCCGGCACGAACGAAGGCCGGCGCCCGACGTGCTTTATCGCCGACGAGCTGCACGAGTGGGAGTCCCCGCGCCTCGAGCGCGTGTTCACCGTCTTGTGTAACAATACCACGAAGCGTGCCGACGCCTGGGTGCTGGCGATCAGTACGGCCGGGTGGGACGCGCAATCACTCTTGGGACGACTCAAGGCCGAGGGCGAGCGCGGCGACGATCCGCGGCTGCGTCTGGATTGGTTCCAGGCCCCCGAGGGGCTGAATCTGGACGACCCGGCGCAGCTCGTGCAGGCCGTGAAGGCGGCGAATCCCGGCCTGGGCGACTTCGCGCCGCTCGAGCCCGTGTTGCAACGGCGACGCGAAACGACCGATGCGGAGTTTCGCCGGTTCTATTGCAATCAGTTCACGGCGACGGCCGAGCATTGGCTGCCGCCCGGCGCGATGGAGAAGCGCACACTTGTGCGGACGGTGGCGCCGCGGACCCGGATTACGATCGGCTTCGATGGCAGTCTCTCGCGCGATACGACCGCGATCGTGGGCTGCATGCTCGACAGCGTTCCCCATCTGTTCGTGATCGGCTGTTGGGAGAAGCCCGACGGCGCCGGCCCCGAGTGGCGCGTCCCGGTGCTCGAGGTGGAGGAGCGGCTGCGCTGGGCGTTCCAGACCTACGACGTGCAGCGCGCGGGCTTTGACCCGGCCTTCTGGCAACGCTCGCTCCAGGCGCTCGAGGCCGAAGGTGTCTCGGTCATCGAGACGTTTCCGCCCACCCCGGACCGCATGGTCCCAGCGTGCGGCGTGTTCTACGATCGCGTCGTCAACGGCGGGCTCACACATGACGGGGATGCGCGGCTGCTGCGACACACGGCGCATTGCGTCGTGAAAACAGACTCTCGCGGCCAGCGCGTGACGAAGGACTACAAGGACTCGCCGCGCAAGATCGACGTGACGATGGCGGCGATCATTGCGCTGTATCTGGCGTTCCTATTGACGCAGGAGAATGCGGCGGGCGGCTTTGACTTCGTGGGCTTCGAGCTGCCGGGCCTGGGCGGGCGGCAGCGGTCCGCGCCCGGCGGGGACGGCTTCACGCCGACGGACCGGTGGACCGTGCCCCCGCGTGGTCACGTATAGTACACCGTGGTCCAGCCGCATTTCTTGCATTTCATCGTTCGCCACGGTCGGGTAAGCCGCGGGCGCATGTCGCGCTCGAACAGCTCACGCTCGAGATACGGGCCGCGAGGCGTCACGGGTTTCTGAAAGTCGCGAAGCTGGAAACTGCAGTAGCCACACCGGAGCTCGAGCGTCGGTCCGTCGCCGATTGCAGCGCCCGTCCGACTGAGGGGGAGCCGCACTGGCTTGCGTACAGCAAAATAGTTCCTTAGTATTAGGACCAGCACCAGGGACAACCGACATTCGGGCCCCGGGTTCGCGAGACGCTCGCGGATTCGGGGATTTTCGTTTTAGGGAGGAATCGGACGAGTGAAATCAGCCAGGGAAAAGCCAGTGGTTACCTCCGTGTCCATTGCTCGCAAGTCACTCGAGCTGATTGATGCCGCGGTGGAGCGGACAGGGGGGAGTCGCTCGGAATTCATCGAGCTTGCGGGCAGAGCCGCGGCGCTCGCGGTCCTCGATCCCTCGCCACTGAGGGACGAAGAAGAGGCGGCAGTATGAGCGCGCTGCACCAAACGAAGCGCAGCGCCCCAGCCGAGCAGGGGGACTCGTGAGCGGACCGCAGATCGATCGCAAGTGCGTCGGCGAGCACTGCGAGATCAAGGACCAGGCGCAAGGGGAGATCACGGCCGTGGTCGCGACACTCAACACGGTCGATCGCGACGCCGATGTGTGTCTCACCGGATCTTTCCCGCTCATTTCGACGGTGAAGATGAGCGGCTACGGGCACGGCGTGGTCCTGGACGGAGCCGCGCCCGTTGGGCTGGGCACGATTTCCGTCGAGGGCAATAAAGCCATTCTCCGCGCGCAGTATTTCATGTCGACGAACGCCGGCCGCGAGGCGTTCTACACGGTGGAGGGACTCGGCGACCAGGGCGAGTTCAGCTTTGGCTATCTCAAAGATGTGAAGACCGCTGCGATGACCGACTCCTGGCGGGCAAAAGGTGCGCGGCGCCTCATCGCGGGCCTCACGCCGATTGAAGCCAGCGCCGTTTTTCGTGCCGCCGGCGTAGGAACCGGGCTGTTGTCGACGAAGTGCTCCGATTGCGGCGGCAATGGGCACGGCGCCGCCTGCTCGTGCGAAGACGGTCAGTTTGCCGCGATGATGGCGCGGTCCAAGCAACTTCTTCGCGACGCGGCGATCAGCCTCAACAAGTCCGCGCCCCGGCCTCTGTCACCGGAAGAACTCGAGCGTCGCGTTGACGTCAACATGGCCCGGTGCATCAGTGCCGTTGAGCGCCCGTCCGACTGGACGCGCGCGACGGCGCGACGCTGGGCTGATGCCGCCGACGCGATTCTCGGCATGCCGCGGGCCACGATCAAGTGGGAGATTTTTAGCCGGAAGGAGCTCGGCAGCTTCGATCGATCCGAGCCGGACGTGATCCGGCTCTCTCCGCGAATCCCCGCGCACAGGATCGGAGAGGCGGTGCTGCACGAACAAACACATCGCTTTCGTCACCTGAATCGTCTGCCCGATACGGAGCAGCTCGTCGAGCAGGATACCCTCTTCCTATTGTCGAGGCTTGCATGACCCAGAGCAAGAACGGCGCGCTCGCTGAGGCGCGCGCAATGATCACTCACGGCCGGCGCACGTTCGATGGCCGTGAGGTCGGAGTGCTGGCCGGGGCAGCCGCGGAGATCGGCGACGCGCCTGCGAACGAGACGGACAAACGGATTCTCGAAATTGCGGCGGCTCAGAAGTGGTATCCGCCGATTCAGGACCCGCTCCCACCCTTTTCGGCCGAGACCCTCAAGAAGCATGCTGAAATCGCCGCGCCGGTTCCTGCCCTCGAGAAGCAGTGGCGGCAGAAAAAAGACGCGTGGCTGCTGGCTTACGAAGCCGCGCTGACCGCGGGCGCCAAAAGTAGGACCACCCCGGAGCGCCGCGCGCAGCTCACCAATCTCCTCCGCGACGCTGAACGCGACATGCAGGACGCGGAGAACCTTTACACGCGCGCAAAGGCCAGGCTGAACGACTACACGCGCGCGATGAAGCAATGGCAATTCGACGAGCGCCACCGCCTCGACGTGGTGGCTCGAGCCGCGGCAGCCGGGGCCAACGCGACGGACGAACAGCTTCAGATCCTCAAGGCAGCCGGGGCCAAGTGAAAACAAGTGGTCGGGGTCCGAGCGCAGTCCCGTTTTCGGACGCGGGGGCTCGGGGCGCGGTGGCGCCGCGCGGGGAGACATGGCCCACCCCGATCCTTTTTTCTTGTTGGGCCGGGTCGCGCTTGGACGCGCGGGCAACTCGCTTCCCCGCTTGGCCGCGGGGCGCGGGCCCGGTCTCTCTCTCTTTTTAGGAGCTGATCATGGCAGTCGTGAGCGAAATCCAGTTCGCGAAGATCGACCAGGCGACGACGTCGACGCTTGTAGCAGCGCAACCCGCGGGTACGAAGATCCGCCTCGTGAGCCTATTCCTCGTTAACACCGCGGCCCAATCGGTGACGTTCAAGAGCGGCGCCGGCGGCACGGCGCTGACGGGCGCGATGGCCCTCGCGGCGCTTGGCACGCTCGTGCTGCCCTTCAGTGGGAGCGGCGGCTATTTCGAAACGGCCGCGGCCGCGCTGTTGGAGCTCGCGCAATCAGGCGCCACGCAGGTGAGCGGTGCCGTGGGCTGGGTGGCGGTCAGTTAATCGTGACGGCGGCCGCGGGGCGCGGGCCCGGCCTGAATTAAAACAAAGCGCCGCCGAGGCGGAAACCCGGCGGCGCCCTCAAGCTGAGCGCGACAGGAGGCGCTCACTAATGATCAACCTAACCGATTCACCGCCGAACGCCACCACGGTGCGCGTCGTGCGTTCACCGGACGGCTCGAGTCGTCTGATCCGCATCATCAACGCGCACCCGTGGGTATTGCGACGTCCCTGGCTGTTGGCAGAGGACGTGGATTAATGACTGCCGCCGAACTCGCCGCCCGGCTGGACGGGAAACGGAACGGGGACGGGTGGCAAGCCAAGTGCCCCGCCCACGAAGACCGCACACCATCACTCAGCATCTCCGACGGCCGCGAGGGCGTGCTGCTGCATTGTCACGCGGGCTGCTCGATCGATGCGATCTGCTCGGCGCTCGGAATTGCGAAGCGCGATCTGTTCGCTGACAGCAACTCCCGCGACATAATCGCGACCTATGACTACGCCGACGCGAACGGCGCCTTGCTCTACCAGGTCGTCCGCTTCGCGCCGAAGGACTTTCGCCAACGCCGGCCCGATGGCTTGGGCGGATGGACGTGGAACCTCAACGGCACGCGCCGCGTGCTCTATCGGCTCCCCGAGCTGCGCGCAGCGATCGGCGCGGGTAAGCGTGTGTTTGTGGTGGAGGGTGAGAAGGACGTGGCCGCCGTTGAACGCGCCGGCTACACCGCAACGTGCAACTCGGGCGGGGCTGGAAAATGGCGGCCCGAGTACAGCGCTGATTTGAAGGGCGCCGACGTGGTGATCGTCGCGGACAAGGACGCACCTGGCCGGGCGCATGCGCGCGACATCGCGCGCTTGCTCGACGGTGTTGCGTCCCGGGTGGTCACGGTGGAAGCCGCGGAGGGAAAGGATGTCACCGACCACCTGGCAGCGGGGCGGAAGCTGGCCGAGTTGGTATCCGTCACCCTGAGCGCCCCACTACGCGTAGAAAGTACGAAAGAAACGAAAGAAGGGGGGGTAGAGGGGACTTCTTTCGTTTCTTTCGTACTTCCCGAGCTAGACGTAGCTGCCCTGTCCGGGTTACCCGGGGAGTTTATCGACGTCGTAGGCCCCCACACCGAGGCGGACCCCGCCGCGCTGCTCGTGCAGTTCCTCGTCGCGTTCGGGAGTTGTGCCGGCCGCAATACCTGGTTCTCGGTGGAGGCCGACCGCCATCACCTGAATCTGTTCGCCCTGCTGGTGGGCGTCACGTCCAAGGGTCGCAAGGGCACGAGCTGGGGTCATGTACGGAACCTGTTCGCTCGGATCGGGGACACCTGGGCAACGAGCTGCATCCTGGGCGGCCTGTCGTCGGGGGAAGGGCTGATCTGGGCCGTGCGCGATCCCATCGAGAAGCAGGAACCCGTCCGCGAAAAGCAGCGCATCATCGGTTACCAAACCGTGATCGTGGACGAGGGGATCGCGGATAAGCGGCTCCTTGTCCTCGAGCCCGAGTTTGCCTCGACGCTCCGGGTTATGACCCGGGACGGCAACACCGTCTCCGCGATCATCCGGCAGGCGTGGGACGATGGGATGCTGCGGGCGATGGCGAAGAACTCACCGGCCCGGGCGAGCAACGCGCACATCTCGATCATCGGCCACGTGACGCGCGACGAGCTCCGCCGCGAGCTGACGGCCACGGACGCCGCCAATGGCTTCGCGAATCGGTTTCTGTTCGTGAACAGTCGGCGCTCGAAGGCGCTCCCCGAAGGCGGGCATCTGCCACCCGATGCGTTAGATGGCATCGTGCGGCGCTTGGCCGATGCCGTGGTGCTGGCGATGACCGCGGGCGAACTGCGACGCGACGACGCGGCTCGGGCATTGTGGGCGAGTGTGTACCCTGCTCTGTCGGAAGGAAGGCCGGGGCTCTTGGGCGCGGCGACGGCTCGCGCCGAAGCGCAGGTCACACGGCTGTCGTGTCTCTATGCCCTGCTCGATCATTCGACGATCGTGCGCGCGGAGCACCTGCAGGCGGCGCTCGCGTTGTGGGATTACTGCGCGGCGTCGGCAAAAACCGTGTTCGGTGATGCGGTGGGCGATGCCCTGGCCGATGCGCTCTTGGGTGCGTTGCGGCGCGGGGGCGTGGATGGGTTGACCCGCACGGATCTGAGCGCCGCCCTGGGTCGCAACTACAACGCGACGGAAATCAATCGGGCATTAGGACTGCTCTACGAGCGGGGCTATGCGAACTTCGAGAACGTGCGGACCGACGGACGGCCACGGGAAGTGTGGCGTGCCACCGGAAGCACGAAAGAAACGAATAAAGGGGCAGCGGAGTGAGGGCGCGCATCTACACGATCTTCGGCATGAGCCGGATCGGGCCGTTCTCGACCTACACCGCCGCCTACGGACGAGGAACACACCCCTGGGTGATCGAGGTGCGCGCGGTGTCCGTGAAGCAGGCGTACGGCTTGGCCGCCCGCCAGGTATGGGCGCGAGACTCCCGCTCGCTGGGCGTGCAGCGCGTCTCACACCGCGGGACGGAAGAACGCGCCCCCTCTGGCGCGGAGGCGACGCCGTGACGCTGCTCGAGCAGCTCGCCCAGCTCCCCGACACGGCGCTCGTGCCGGTGGCCTGGGTGCGCGAGCGGCTCGCGGCCGACAATGACGCGCCAGGATCACCGCAGCGCGACGATCTCCATCTACAGATACATCAGGGTACGGCCGCAGCGAGCACAGACGCGCCGGCCGATGGATTACTGACGGCGCGGGATGTCGCGGCCGCGCTGGGTTGCTCGACGCGCTACGTGTACGCGCATGCGGCGGACTTTCCTTTTACGATGCGCGTGGGCAGCATGGTGCGGTTCGACGCGGCGGGGTTGCGGCGCTGGATCGAGCGGGTGGCGTGATCTATTTGGCGAGCAGCGAGCGCGGCGACACGCCGAGGGCATGGGCCAGCTTCTCGAGGGTGGCCATCGTGATGGCCGTCTGTTCCCGTTCGGCGCGGTTCACGACGGAGTTACGGACACCGGCCCGGCGGGCGAGCTCCGCCTGGCTCCATCCCTTCCGCTTGCGCAGCTCCGCGACCCTTAGTGCGATAGTCATGGCTACGCAAACTAGCATAGGACGGGCGCTTAGACAACCTTGCGGGCCTATGCTTACAAGCGTAGGTTGTGGGGTATGGCCATCCGGCGCTGCGCGTGGTGTCAGAAGTCGCTCGGGATCGGTCCCGGGCCCGACGATACCACGACCGACGGCATCTGTGACGGTTGCGAGGCGCGGCTGGCGGCTGAGGCCGCGCTTGCGCACGCGCTGGTGGGAGTCCGGGCCATCGAAGCCGAGCTCGAGCGAGCGATCGCCGACGTGTGGCCGAAGCGCACGCCACCCGGTGGACCACCCCAGCGGCGCAAAGGAGACCGACCGTGAATAACGAAACACCCGTGACTCGTCGTGCGCGTGGCACCGGAGAGATCCGGAAGGTGGGCGGCATCTACAAGGTTCGCTACACACTGAACGGTCGCCGCATTCAGGAGAAGGCCGGGCCGCGGCGCAAGGATGCCGTGGACTTGCTCAACACCCGGCTCGGCCAGGTCGTTGAGGGACGGCTACACCCCGACGCCGCAAAGCTTCTCTGGTCCGACGTGGACGCCATTATTCTCGACGAGCACCTACAACACCGCTCGTACAAGAAGGTGGAGCGCCACGTGCGCCGGCATCTGCGGCGGCATTTCACGGGCGAGCGGGCGCAGAACATCACCTATGACCGCTTGCTGCGCTTCAAGCGCGACCGGCTGGCCGAGAAGGCGAGCCCGTCCACCGTGCGCTACGAGCTGAGTCTTATCCGCACCGGGCTCGTGGTGGCGCACAAGGCCGGCCGACTGCTGAACCTGCCCCCGCTCCCATCGGTGCACGTCGAGAACACGCGCACCACGTTCTTTTCGGACGACAACTTCACCGCCCTACTCACGCATCTCCCCCCGGCCGTCGCCGCGGTGGCGACGTACATGTTCTGGAGCGGCTGGCGGCGCAACGAGACGCTGACCCGTGAATGGCGGCATGTCGATTTTGAGAAGGGGACGGTCATCCTCGAGCCCGGCGAGACGAAAAACGGCAAAGGCCGCTCAATCCCGTTCGACGTCCTGCCCGGGCTCGCCGCCGTACTCAAAGCGCAGCGCGAATACACCGATGCCGTCGAGCGACGCACGGGCCAGGTGGTCCGGTGGGTATTCCATCGGGAAGGCCGCCCCGTGAAGTCGATCCGGCTGGCGTGGCGGACGGCCTGTAAGAAAGCGAAGCTCATCGGCCACATTCCCCACGACTTCAGGCGTTCAGCGGTGCGGCGGCTCGAGTGGGCCGGGATTAGTCGCGCGGTGGCCATGAAGGTGGTAGGACATTCGAGCGAAGCGATCTACAACCGCTACAGCATCACCAACGACGCGGACGTGCGGGAAGCACTGGCGAAGGTTGCTGCCTCACCGAAGCGCCCGGGGTTGCGGATACCAAGGGAAGCGAGCAATGGGTAGCGCTCCCACCCCTGCGCTCGCCCGGGCCATCGTAAGGGTTGGGGACGGACGCGGGTTCGTAGTAGCGGGCATAGGACGCCACGATCCCGGGCTCGTGGTCACGGCGGCGCACTGCCTCCCATCATGGCCAGAGGCGTACCCGGACACATGGGACACACTACACCGTGACCTACTTGGACCGCTGGGTACACAGCCCACCGTGTGGGCGGATTGCCTCTTTGTAGATCCGGTCGGTGACATTGCTGTACTCGGCCCGGTGGATGACCAAGAATTGGGCAACGAAGCAGCGGCCTACGAACAGCTCGTTGGGGACGCTGTGCCGCTCCGCATCGCGGACGTTGCGCTAGGCGACCCGGTATGGCTTCTCAGTCTTGATGGCGCATGGTTTTCTGCTGCCGTGGATCACATGGGCATGGGACTAATGGTGTCGCAGACGGTTCAACCAATCCGTGCGGGAATGTCTGGCTCACCCATTGTACAGCGGGGGGCGGCAGTTGGCGTTATCAGTAACTCACACGGCGGCGCGGACGACGGGGACCACCACGAGGGTTTCGAGCCCCGGCTCGTCCGTCACCTACCCGGCTGGCTACTAGCTGCGAGCCGGGTGCGGCGCGAATGGGATGCATGGATGCGGCGCCGTGGTGGCCTCGCCAGCTCGTAAGGCACACTTAAGGCACAGTGACGGGGGTCCGATGCGCAACAGTCCAGCAAACACGGCACTTTTGCTAATGGAGGCGCGGGGAATTGAACCCCGGTCCGAGCATGACTCCGATACCGCTCCTACGTGCGTAGACAGAGCTTTGTGGTCTCGCTACCTCGGCGCTCCGTCAGCCCTGGCAGCAACAAGCCTCTTTAATCTCTTACGGCACTCGTTGAGGCCCCAAGTGCCGCCAGCCCGACTTTGCGATACGTGAGCGCCGCCTCAGGCGGGCTGCCACTCACGCAGGTGCGTGAAGCCGAAGCTTACGCAGCCAGAGCCAGTTCAGAGTTGGCTTGTGTATAGTCCCAGTTGATTTACCAGGTGACTGAGAACCTGGGCACGCAACAGTACCCTCGCCAAACCCGTCGAAGCCTGTCGCCCCCAAATACCTCGAGCGGCTTGAAGCTTAGTGACCTTGAGTGGCCTTTTCAACCCGATTACGTCCTGCCTGCTTGGCACGATACAGCGCCGCATCCGCCGCCGCGGGCAGGTTGAGCAGGTCCCCGATCGGCTCCGGGTACGACGCGATCCCGCACGACGTCGTCAACGGATACACCGCGCCACTCCACGTCAGGTGTTTCTCGGCGACCGAACGGCGAATGCGCTCGGCCACCTCAACGCCCTCGCGCAACGGTGTGCGCGGGAGCCAGACCGCGAATTCCTCCCCGCCGATCCGCGCCACGACGTCGCCATCGCGGACGGCGGCTTCGAGCAGTCGCGCGACATGCTTCAATGCGGCATCGCCGGCGGGATGGCCGAGCGTGTCGTTCAGCCGCTTGAAATGATCGAGATCGATGTACACGAGCGACGCAGGTTCCGGTGACCTCGGCCCGT